CAGGGGGATGTTTTTTCCCTTATGGGACTTCCCGTTGTGGACATTCCACAAATGAGCAAGAAAAAGGGAAGGCCACGCAAAAATGATTAAACCACTCAGAGACAAAATATTTGTAAGACCCGAAAAGCGCATCAAATCCGAATTGTGGATACAAAGCGCAGAAGCTGACACGGTTGGGTACATTACCGCTGTTGGTGACGATGCAGCAGAAGAAGGGCTAAAGGTTGGGGATAAGGTTTACTTTGGCACATTGGCCAAAGATTACAAAAACGAATATTTAAAGTATACTAATTTCAAGAACAATGACGAAAACCTCATTGTTATGTCATGGCAAGATGTATGTTTTGTAGAGGAGATTGAATAATGGCAACAGGACTTTATGCGAATATTCACAAAAAACAGGAACGTATAGCCCGTGAAAAGGCTAAAGGTAAGCCAGTAGAAAAGATGCGTAAACCTGGCACTAAGGGCGCACCAACAGCTGCTGCTTTCAAACAATCTGCTAAAACGGCCAAGAAATGAGAAAGCACGACAAGCCCATCGAGCACAAAACCACGGGTAAAGGTAAAACCTACAACCCAACGGACAAAGGAGCTGGAATGACCGCCAAAGGTCGTGCTGAGTACAACGCCAAGAATGGTAGCCATTTAAAAGCACCAGCGCCTAATCCAAAAACGGAAAAGGATAAAGGTAGAAAAGCTAGTTTCTGCGCCCGCATGGAAGGGGTAGTTAAGAACGCTAAAGGCCCAGCAGAACGGGCTAAGGCATCACTCAAGAACTGGAACTGTTAATGCCACTCATCAAATCAACATCACCAAAAGCATTTAAAGAAAACATCAAGACTGAGATGAAAGCTGGTAAGCCAGTAAAGCAAGCCGTGGCCATTGCCTATGCTGAAAAGAACGCAGCAAAAAAGGATAAGGCAAAGAAAAAGTGATACAAATCAAGGAAAAGCTAGTATCAGAGCTAATTCCTTATGTAAAAAACAGTCGCACGCATTCTGATGAACAGATTGCACAAATAGCGGCAAGCATAAAGGAATTTGGTTGGACTAACCCAATATTGATTGATGGCGAAAATGGCATCATAGCTGGGCATGGAAGGCTTTTGGCTGCCAGAAAGTTAAAGCACGATAAAGTGCCCACAATCGAATTAAAAGATTTGACAGAGATTCAAAAGAAAGCCTATATTATTGTTGACAATAAATTGGCGCTTAATGCTGGCTGGGATAGAGAAATATTGTCTATTGAATTGGGATCATTACAAAATGATAATTTCAATATTGAATTATTGGGATTTGACGCTATAGAATTATCTGATTTATTTGATGAACAAATTAAAGAATTAAAATCAAATACTGAAGAAATTAATCCTGATGAATATAATATGAATTGCAAATGTCCAAAATGCGGATTTGAATTTGATGCAAAAACCTGATTGTGCATGGACTTTATCTGAATTAGCTCATGTGCCTAAAAACGGCATTAAAGTCATGAGTACATTTGCTTGTGGCGGTGGATCAAGTATGGGTTACAAACGTGCCGGTTGTGAAGTTATTGCGGCAAATGATATTGATCCTGAGATGGCTTGGCATTATAAATTAAATATCGATCCAAAATATTATTTTCTTTGTCCAATTGGTGAATTATTGGAAAAAGAATTGCCAGAGGAACTTTACAATTTAGATATTCTTGATGGTTCCCCTCCTTGTTCAACATTCAGTATGTCAGGTAGTCGAGAAAAAGCATGGGGTAAAGATAAACATTTTAGAGAAGGCCAAGCAAAACAGATATTGTCTGATTTATTCTTTGATTATCTTAATTTAGTTAAAAAATTAAAACCAAAGGTAGCAATTGCGGAAAATGTAAAAGGAATGTTGATTGGCAATGCTAAGGGTTATACTAAAATGGTAATGGCCAGATTTAAAGAAATAGGTTATCGACCTCAATTATTTCTTTTAAATTCAGCGGATTGTGGTGTGCCTCAAAGACGAGAAAGAGTTTTTTTCTGCGCCATACGAAATGATATTGATATGCCTCCATTAAAATTATCACCTACACATCAATGGATTAATTGCGAAAATGCTACTAAAGATTTAAAAATAACTGCGGATGAATGGGAAGAAGTTAAATTTACAGCTAATACGGATTTAATTTGGTGGCCAAAAACACGACCTGGTGAAGATTATGGGGATGCTGTAAAACGTACAGGAAAACCTGTTAAATTATGGAATTCAAAAAAACTTGACCCAAATACGCCATCATTAACATTGACGGCAACTCATACAATGTTTAAACATTGGAAAGAACCAAGACATTTAACTTTTAGAGAATATATTAGACTTGGATCGTTTCCTGATGATTACAAAACAAAAAATAATAAAATAGGTAAATATATGATTGGTATGTCAGTCCCGCCTAAGATGACAGAACAAGTGGCAAAAGCTGTATGTAATCAATGGTTAAATGTTAATTAATATGACGAGTTCCCCTATATAAAAGATGCCAGTAATTCCACAAGAGGCGCATAAGCCAACCGATGAATCCCGCAGAATGGTTGAAAGCACCAGCGGGTTAGGCTTGCCGCACGAACAAATAGCTATATTGGTGGGCATCGATGACAAGACATTACGCAAGTATTATCGTGCCGAGTTGGACATGGGGAAAGCTAAAGCTAATGGGCAAATAGCAAAGACATTGTTTTCAAAAGCCGTTGGTGGAGATACAACAAGTTTAATTTGGTGGACTAAAACACAAATGAGGTGGTCAGAAACCATCAAACAAGAATTAACAGGCGAAGATGGTTCACCATTGCTAACAGGCATTCAAGTATCGTTTGTAGCGCCCAATGAACCCAGCTAATGTAGAGTTTCCACTAAAGCTCCAATGCTTATTTAAACCAAGCAGATACAAAGTATTGTGGGGTGGCCGAGGTGGTGCTAAGAGTTGGGGAATAGCCAGGGCATTGCTGATCACAGGGTCAAGCAAGCCAATGAGGGTTTTATGCGCCCGTGAATTTCAAACATCCATCAAGGATTCTGTCCACAAGCTCCTAAGTGACCAGATCGTGGCCATGAACATGACCGACTTCTACGAAGTGGTTGACAGAACAATCAGGGGTAAGAACGGTACAGAATTCAACTTTGTAGGCTTAAAAAACAATGTTGCTAATGTAAAAAGTTATGAAGGTGTAGATGTGTGTTGGGTAGAAGAAGCGCAAAGTGTATCTAAACGATCCTGGGATGTGCTGATACCAACCATTCGTAAAGAACAGTCAGAAATATGGGTAAGTTTTAACCCTGAACTAGAAACAGATGAGACTTACCAACGGTTTATCATTCACCAGCCGACCAATGCTATAGTGCAAAAGATCAATTGGAACGACAATCCTTGGTTTCCTGAAACGTTGCGGATAGAAAAAGACACGTTAAAAATGCGCGATATTGAAGCGTATAACAGCGTATGGGAAGGAATCTGTAGGATTACTGTAGATGGGGCTATATTTAGCAAAGAAATGCAGATGGCCGAGATTAACAACCAGATACAGAATGTGCCGTATGATCCTATTAAGCCGGTGTTTACGGTTTGGGACTTGGGATGGGCAGATGCCACGGCCATTTGGTTTGTGCAGTTTATTGGCATGGAAATCAGGGTAATACGCTATTTAGAGGATAGCCAAAAGACTATTAGCTATTATTTGGCCGAAATACAGAAGTTTGGTTATGTTTATGATACCCACTATTTACCCCATGATGCTGCAAGCCACAATCTAGGAACAGGTAAAAGCATAGAGGAAATTGTCAGGGCTACGGGTATGCGGGTGCAAATACTAGACCGAGTGCCGGTAGCTGATTCAATCAATGCTGCAAGAACGATATTTCCAAGGTGTTATTTTGATCGTACAAATACTATAGATGGCTTACAATGTCTCAGACATTATCGATATGATGTTGACCCAGATACCAAACAATTTAGTAGAATGCCATTACATGATCAATATTCTCATGGGGCAGATGCTTTTAGGATGTTGGGTTTAATGGTTCAAGAGCCTAGAAAACCTATTAAAAGAAAACCCCAAATGGATATTCCAGTTGGATGGATGGGATAAAGGACTTATATGGATGAATTCGACCCACGCATTACGGATGCTAAACAATTCCTTAAATTGGCCAATGATGCTGATACCAATAATCGTGTTGAAGCATTAGAAGACTTAAAGTTTGCGGCTGGTGACCAATGGCCAGTTGAAATACAGAACAATCGTACTTTAGA